CATGATTCCGGCTGTAGAGCCTTTCGGGAATACGCCAAAGCAAGACTTAGCACCCCAACCCACTAACCAGATGGAACTATTGTCAGAACCAGAACCGCCAGCGTCCAAAATGTTCTGAGCATTAGTTGCTGAAAGGTCATTGTAGCGGTTAGCGAACCCGACAAATTCCTCTGGATTAGCCGCTGAACCGTAGAAAAGCGTTTGGGCCATTTGTTGGCTCATCGCCTCAAGGAAAGGAACTGATTCAGACAAACGGAATTGACCAATATCACCTTCAAGCTTCGCAATAGTTTCGTCAACTTCCGAAAGCGCCACTAGCTCCGCGCACTGCTCAACGATTTGAGCGGTAGTTGATTTGGACTTAGGGACCCCTTGGTTGGTAAGCCTGTAATAAGTGGTCGGCAAACCGGTACGAATAGTGGTTTGCTCGCCTGTGGGTAGGTTACCTTCTTTGTAAAGCATATCTTCCAAAATCATGTTTGATTCTGAAAGCGTTTCGATGATGGTGGACGTTTTACCACCAGGATCGCGCCGCTTGGCCCAATCGTTTAACGTTAATAGATTACCTGCTAGAGTAGGCATTTTTTACGAACTCCCGTAAAACAATTCAACGATAGATTTAGGTTTCTTCTGACCTGGAGATTTTCGAGAAACCACTTTTTTAGCTGGTTTCTTCTTAGGTTTTAGTGATGCTTGCTGCTTGTTCTTGCCTGCATCAATTAACGCCCTAATCTGCCTATGGTCAGTAATTTGTGATAGCGTTTCGCTCGTATGACCAATGCTTTCAGCGTACTTCATTGCCGCATCGACATCAGATTTTTGCTGGGCTGCTCCGGTTTTCGGATCATGCCAAGCTTTCATACTTTGAAATAGAATCTTGCCTTCTTGCGTCTGAAGATCCGCATTGGCTTTAGTTTTCGCCGCCTTTGCTTCTTTAACCTTCTTCTGCTTATCAGCTATTTGCCGCTGGCGTATCAAGTATTCGCTTGTGTCGCCATCTTCCAATAACTGAGCAAGTTCTGCTTCATCGCTATCAATCGAAGATTCAAACTCTGCAATAACGTCGGTAAGCTGTGATACTAATTCGCCCACCTGCTTACGTTCAGCCGCTAGTGCTTGCGTCTTCTTGGTATAGTCGGATTGTCTTAATTCCCCGCTTTCCAATTCTGCGATTCGTTCAGCGGTATACTCTTTACCATCTACGATAAATGTATCGCCTACCTCTTCGCCTTCTTCTTCAGCTTCGTCCAACTCTTCGCCAATATCCTCGGCGGCTTCATCTTCGTCGGTTACTTCGGGTTGCTCGGTTTCGAGTTCTTCAGCGTTCGACTCGGGTGCTTCTTGGCTAGGTTCTAAAAGATTATCTAGCATCTTTTTCTCTCATTTCGAGTTCATGTTCTGCAAATTTTCCATCGGAAAGTATTTGCTCTAACTTGTCTGAGAGCTTGTTAAAAGCCTGCAATTCTCTTACAAGCTCCACTAGTTGCTCATTATTGTTCAAAATCTCTTGACTTTCAAGCTTTGCGATAATATCACCCTTAATCGATAACTTTGCAACGCCCCAAGAATGGCTGTTTAGAATGGTTTCGGCTTCACGGCCATGCAAAACAGCTGATTCTAGTTCTTTTTCGCTCATATACTCACACTCGGTTTAACGTTCGTTAATGTGTCAACGCTATAGTCAGCCAACGCCTGGTCTGCTTGGGCCTTAATATCTGCCGCTGACAGATCGTTCAGTGCTGCTATCGCAGAACCATTCGATGCAATGCCAGCATTATCTGGCGCTATTGTGTTAGCCCCGTCAGTACCACGCATAACTTCATTCTCTAACACCCCAACACTATCAATTGTTGCACCCGCAGAATTATCAGTAAAAGCTGTTCGTGTAATACCTCGAACTGATATTGTGCCGCCTGTATTGGTATTATCTAATACCGCTTTACCACTTGTAAAATCTAGTGTGGTATTACAACCTGCTGTTGATCCAGCCACTATTATAGAACCATAGTAATCACGAATCGCAACTTGTGTATTAGCGCCCAGATTCATTTGTGGTGAAGTCATTCCAGGTAGATTCGAAATACAACGTGAAAATGTTGCACTTTTATTATCTGCAATACTGAATTGCTCATTGAAGGCACACAGTGCAAAAGTACCTGAAAGGTTTGTAATACCGTTCATTAAGTTAACAGTTTCACAAGCTCTAAGACCTGTACCAGTGCCCATCATATTCATTCTAGTGAACGTAGAACCTTGCACACTGAAATTTGAAATGTTCAAAGTATCTAACACCCCACCAGCCTCAACAATATAACCCTCTAAATCTGCATCAAGTGTTAAGTTACCCTTGAACCGTATATTCCTAAACCCGTAAAAGTCTGCCAACACTTTCGCATTTGACCAACTATTAACGGGGTTTGCTTCTGTTCCATAAGGATAGACGTTAGCATTCGTACCGTTAGCTGCATCAATATAAATAGCATGATCATATTCTATAAGCTGTTGTGCTCTAGTCACTGTAACAAACTGAACATCCCCATTTGTGTTATCTAAGATAATGCCATCAGATGAAGTTACAAAAGCCTCAACAGTTGCCGAAGAATCCCCAGCATTATCACGAATTAATCTGACGTTATCTTTTAAGAATAAGAATGTACCTGTTGCAAGTGAAGCGAATTCAATACGACCGCCACCATTCCCAAGATACTCCATGCCTGCTACTGTACTTAAAGCAACTTCAGACTCGTCTAACACTTGTTGAGCAGTTACTGTTCCGTTACCGATACGGACATTCATGCGGCTACCATCAGCAGTAGGAACAACAGTAAGTACGCCAGAGCTTGAACCAGTGTACATTGGTGAGCCACTAGGCTGTGTTAGCTGTACAAGATCACCGTTATAGCTCTTTGTGTTACCGTCTGCTGTAAATGTATTAACAGATGCTATGTAACCTGCACGATTAATAACAACTTTCCATGTGCCAGTACTACCGAAAGGTACTGTATTATTGTAAGTACCACTCACTCCTGTTTGATAATCAAACTGAGCGCCAAGGTCATCTTCGATATAAATATCAGCACTTGTGAGATTCGTGATTTCAATTGAAGTAGAAAACTCTGTACCACCTGTATCAGTAACACTACCGACAACAGTAGCACTATTCGCAAGTGTAAACGTTCCCGTTGTTGTTATGTTGCCTGTGAACGTACTAGCTTTGATCGTGATTGTTGAACCATCGAAAGCAAAAACACTTCCTGCTGTTGCGTCAATCGTTACGTTATAGCTACCCGCATCTATAATTGAGCCTGAACGATTAACTATTGTTGTAGCTTCGCTTGCATAGTTATCATAAAGATATGCTTTTGCCCGATCATAGAATTTTTCTGGAGTCTCTATCTCGGTGTAAGCGTCAACTGTGGCTTTTGTTGCCTCTGTTATAGATGTATCTACAATCAAGGCTGCATTATCAACAAAATCTGCATTTATTGTGAAACTATCTACACGAAGGTTATATCCGTATGAAGCAATCGCCCGCGTGGTATCTGCCCTTTGTGTTCTTGTTATGCCTGCGTAAGTGGCATTAAAAAGTACAGTATCTCCATCATACGTTGGCAGTGTTGACACATTCCCGTTTGAATCGGTTAATGAGTTTGTTTGTTCATCCCCATTTTCGTCTGTAATGATTACACGAGCGTTTTCAATTCCAATTAGGGAGCTATCTATAACATTAAGCCTATATCTAAACGCTATCCTTGTTACATCACTTGCGTTATATCCAGCCGCTCGTAATAAAGTAAAATCAGGATTTATAAATGTTACGTCTGCATCTGCCCTGTTGGGTATGATATGATATACACAGCTATCAATTCTAACATCCTTCAAAACAGGTGATAAATTAGCCCCTCCCCCTAACTGAAACGCGTAAGTGCAATCTTCAACTTTCGTTTCTGACAAACTAAACACCGCTGCATCTGAACCACCGTTAAACGAATAAAGCTTGATCCCAACTGCACCTGTATTATGAACCCGTGATCTGTCGTAATTTATAATTTGCCTGGCACCGTAATTATTACTCCCCGACTCACCGGGGGAAACTCCGTCCTCTGGCTCAAAGTCGCAATCAATGACTGTGAATTCTGCGTCATCTCCGACTCTTATTCTGTTTTGTGCATAGACCATTGAACCGTACGCACGAAAAATCCCATTAGGAAACAGCCTAAAGCTATCTGCGACCGTTCCCGTTACAATAAAAGCGCCACCCGCCTCACTTGTAGCATCAACTATATTGCCTTGCTGGACTGTTCCGTATATTTCAAAAGAAGCAGCGTTTATCTTTATACATTCATCCGAACAATCCCATATTGAGCTTGAACCAGACGAACCCGAATTTCCTATTCGTATCGGTGCATTAAAAAAATAAACATCTTTGTTTCCGCCAGTTTGCCCAAAGTGGCCTGAACCAATGCCAAGGGAATTTAAATTTAAAAGAATGTCAGCGCTTGTTATGTTTGTGCCGGTACACTCGAGAGTCCCGCCGTTATTTGCATATGTAGCCATCAAACTTTACCTATAGTTGTTGATTTGCCAGTGAGCTTTCCAGCCGTATAAGAAAGGGTCGTTGTCACTGTCCAAGTTTGTGATAAATAATCAAATGTGTGTGTTATTGTTTCTAACAAATCATTCACATCATAAGCCAAAGTTTTGCTGTTGTTTGTAATTTCGGCTGTATCAACGAACGCCACAGCCGTTAATAAATCGCCCGTATAGCTGTAGGTAGCATCAGAAGCATCAGCCACCATAATAACCAACCTATCCGATTGTGATACCGATAGCGCTTGAGCGCCCCCACCCACTGTTTGAATCGTAGAGCCACCGGCTAAACCCCACGGCCCCCATGAGCCGTCAGGATTTTCAAATCTAAAGCGCTTACCTTTAACCTCATGCCGTGGCATTGGGCCTGGCTTCCCATCCTCGCCATCTTTGCCCGGCTTGCCGTCTTGGCCATCTTTGCCGGGTAAACCGTCAACACCGGTGCGGCCATCTTTGCCGGGTAAACCGTCAACACCGGTGCGGCCATCTTTACCATCAACGCCATTAGTGCCATCTTTGCCCGGTTTACCGTCTTGGCCATCTTTGCCGTCACGCCCTGGCGGCCCTTGCTCGCCTTGAACCGCAATCTTACCCAGCACATTAACCAAAGCGTTGACTGCGCTGGTCTCTTTTTCTGTGACGCGCTTTTGATTAACCTGAGTTACTAACAATTTACGCTGTTCAGCACTCAAACCCATTATATAGCCCTCTGAATCTCTTCGTCGGTTAGCTCGGGAAATTCTTTTCTTGCTTGCTGTATAGCTAACGCTCTACGCTGCATCTCATCAAGCACCGGCGTTTCAGATTGTACCTTCTCCTTAGCTGCTAGCTCGTTGTATTTAAACTCAAGATCCGCAAGCTTTTGGGCGTTCTCTGCTTTTAACTCTTCATTAAATTGTCGCTGATCTTCTGCAATTTTAGCTATCTCGGTTTCTTGCTTGGCTTCCGCTTCGATTAGTTTGGCTTGCGCTCTGGTCGCTTCTGCTTCTGCCAGTGGATTAGCTGCTTGCTGTATAACTTGCTGCATTTGCATATTTTGAATCTGCAATTGTTCAACTTGGTGCTGCAGTAAGTCTTCTGGAATCTCAGGGTTATTGAAATAATCATCAACGTTCGCCAAGCTCATGGCGCTGACCATTTTCTTAGCGATATTGTAAACCTTCACCTGATCTGATAAGGGCGAGCCTTGCGCGGCAAGCTGTTGATGCAACATGAACAGCGCTTGCATATTACCTAGCACCGTATCTTCATCCCCCGCACCTAAACCGATCTCAGGCACTACAGGCTGATCGTGGAGCCATAGCGTAGGGTTAACTGACAGCGGTTTGCCCAGCACTTCTATCTCAGTTTCACTGTCTTGAAAGTGCGTAACCATCCACAGCATACCCTCGAACAGTTTGCGGTAGCCGGTTTCAATGAAGTTGCGCTGCACTAGCTCAACTTTGGCCTGTCCTACGTCTCTAATACCCTCGAATCTAGTAGCAGTTTCTTTGTGAAGCTTATCGGCGTCCAACGATTGATTAGCCATCAATGAGCCGGTTCGCTGTGCTCGCCTGGAGTCAACGTACTGCATCAAGATCAAGTTTTTATCACCGACATACGGCGTGGGTAATGGTGCTACATGCTCCAATGGGTTCCCGTCGCCTTTAGTTCTAACCACCCCGCCAATGCGGTTAGTTAGCAGGTCATCCATGTTTACATTATGGTTTGCCGCCATGCGCGAGGCGTTGACCTGGTACATGTTCATCATGGTTTGGCGCAATAGCGCGGTTTGCTGATCTTGTATTTCCATCACCGGGTCAGCACGACTTAAACCGATCATCTGCCCCGGTAACGGAATGGCGCAAAGCACTGCATAAGGCACATGGTCGAAAGGATCAACTTCTAAAACATCACGACCGACGCGCTTAATCTCGACACGTTCCGCAACACCGTCGCCATCCATGTCGACGCGCAAGTAACGGGTTTCTAGCTTGCAAAGTTGACCGGTCCAGTCGTAGTTATTGCCATCAGCATTACCGCCTTGATCAACTAAGCGCTGATCGCGCTCGTCATTGTCGGATCCTGAAACTATGGCCAGATCCTTAACCAACTCTTCACCGTAGCCCATTGCCACCAGATCTGATTTAGTCACATAATCATCATGACCGATAAGTTCGGCATCATCCTCGCAGGTAGCGCCTTTAGTGATTACAAATCGCTCGGGGTCAACATATCGGACAAAGTATTTGCCGCGCGTTTTCGTGATCTTAGCTCGTACGTCCTTGCGCCCGTCTTTTTCTTTGCGTTTTAGCTCTTCAAAATCAACATTAGCGCCGTTATTTTCTTCTATCTGTAAAGAGGTTTTGATAATCTCGAACTCTTCATCGCTCAACCCTTCCCATTCACGATGTGAAACGGTTTCTTCTTCTTCATAACCGTAATTAACAGCCGAATAGCGGTATATCTCGGCACCTTTAAGCCAAGACAATTGGGTGCGGTATGAATCGGGCTGCTTGCGAATTAAGAAGTTAATATATTCAGTCTTTTCCTTGGCCTCGGCTTGCTCACGTTCAGTATTACCTTTAGTGAATTTCATTATGTTGTTGTGACTGAGAAATGTCCGAACATGCGAAGGCATATCGGATTCAATCACGTCATAAACATCGCTCGATTTAACTTTTGACTGACCTTTGACTTCATTGCCCATCGGCTTTAGCGCGTAGTAATCAAAAGCTTTTTTGTGTATAGCGTTTAATGAATCACTGGCATGAATCGAATTAGACTCCGCTTGATCCAAGTAGGTTTGCAGTTCGTCGTGATTCATTGGCATTATATAAAGCCTCGGTCGTCATATTCCAATTCGCCCCATTCGTCTTGGGGAACGGGCCTAACCATCGTCATCATTATAGCATCCGCCATGTTGGGCGAAGCAATGCCCTCTTTTTTCATGTCTTGCTTGCTCATAATCTGGATTAGACCGTTGGCGTTGGGTTTCGTGGGAATTCTACATAATTCTGATCTTAGCCTATCCATGTCTAGAATTCCATTGCTGTCAAGACTGATCATTTCGTCGGGGTCGATGTACTCGCCTTTCGTTACTGCCCGATACGTGTTGAAAAACCGTGTTGCTAAGTCGTTATAGTAGCGCGCTAGGTTGTTTTTGTATGTCTCTGCATAAGTTTTTTCTTGGTAGACCTTCTCGCCATCGTCCTGCCCAACACCAGAAAGCGAACCTCTAAATCCTCGAACCTCGCACTTTTTACCGTTAAACGCTGTATCGACTTGGCGCTTGAGGCCGGTGCCCATGCCGTCAAGATCCCAGGTAAACAAATCAGCGCCTAGTTTTATTGCTTCGCCAGTTGCCCAGTCGCAACCTTCGTCAATCTCGCCTGAATCACGGCAATCCACTTTCCTAATAATAGAACCATGCCTACAGGCAAAGCCGTGAGCATCGCCACCATCATCGCAAGGGTCGTAAGCGCAAACAATAGCACCTGTAGACCTAATCGCTGGCAACTTCTTGTGAGCGTCGATAGCACTATCGAACCATTCCGCTTTAATGATTGAATCCTCGACTTCATCCGAAGGGTACCCCAGCCATATATGGTTATATTCTGCTCTCGATTTCGTTTCAAAATGCTGTTGGCGTAAGCGCTCCAGATTCTCAGGAAAGAATGGATTGTCAGGATAATTAGCCTTAATGATTAAATATAGATCATCTTCATAACAACCCTCAACCATCTGGCTCTCAAAAGGTTTAATGAACTCAATAGGCGTGGGGTCGTTGCTTGCTGCTAAATTAAACGTAAACCAAAGCTCTGAACCTTCCTTTCTTAGCGTTGGGATTAGTAGATCAATTGATTTTTTAGATAGGGTCGCGGCTTCTTCTACCCAAAACACACTATAACCGTGCATAGATTTAACGCTTTCAGGGTTGCGGGCCAAACCTTTGTAAGTGATTTCACCACCTGACTCGTGCTCAATGCGATTGTGAAAAACAGTAAAGCCGGGGATTTTTAGGCGTTCGATTTCTTCTACGAAAAGGGAATGGACTGAGTCGTCTATTGAATTTTGCATTTCTCGCATTGCAGCAACTTTTATACCTTCCGTTGCAATACGTACCAACAACAAACCAGCCACCGTCATAGACTTGCCCGAACCCCTACCACCATAAACGAT